GTTGTGTTAACATCACCTTGTCTGCTTACTGGTATTCCGTTTACAAAAACATTAGGTGAGCCAACTGCTCTAACCATTCCTGAACAGTGTGGAACATCTGCGTCACCAATTCTAGTTACTGCTGGCATTGCGTTCAATCTCCATTAGTTGTTGTAGACGAGCATTCCATAACCCTATTTCTTCGTGCTGTTCTTCTGTGTGTGGGTCGGGAGGAATAACAGGAACAAATTTAATTACTCGTTCAAATCGCTCTGGAACATCATCCCACGAATGAACAGTAACCATTTCTCCATCTACTAAAAATACAAACTCGTGCATACGAGTATTTATTTTGTTCTTAGAGCGTCACCTAGGCCTGCAGGAGCAGTAACCAGTCCTGATGTTTGTGATTGATATGCATCAGCAAAGTTTTTTGCTGTTTTCTTGACTATTACAACAGAATTATTATGAAACTTATAGTTTTTGTCAGGTTCTGTTGTAAACATATATTGTTGCAGTCCAACACCCTGCGGACTCATTACAAGTGTAAGCGGAGTTTTAATTGTAAGTCCATCAGAATCTTCATTCATTAATTTACCAACAATTTCTTCTCCTGTGGTAAGTTTTAAAGATACAACATCACCGTTCTTGTATGGAGTCTCGATTAGCATTATAAAGTATGTCCTGTTCCTGTATAATTATGTTCTTCAAGATATTTGGTAAAAGCATCATAACCGCCAATCTTTTGTCCATTGATAACAATTTGAGGTACTGTTCTAGCGTTAGGAAACTGTTCCATTAATTCTTCCCTAGTATAATCTGTACCTAAACTTTTGTAAGAGTATTTAAATCCTCGAGTCTCACAAAGGTTCTTTGCTTTGTCGCAGAATGGACACTGAGGTTTTCCATAAATTTCTATCATAGTTTAAAGTCCTTAAATGTATCTTTACTTATATCTTGTTTAACACCACCGATCAAATATGACTCAACTTCTGTTTCCTGTGGAGCAACCTGTAAACCCGCAGAACTTAACCAATGCTGTGTCCATGGTAGAGGATTAGTGTTAAGTGGGCGATCATAAATCATATTCAAGCCTAAGGCTTTTAGTCGCTTGTTGGCAATAAACTCAACATAAGCGTGTAGCAAGTTTGAATTCAATCCGATCATTGATCCATCCTTGAAAAGGTAATCCGCCCAACGTTTTTCTTCTTCAACACACTCACGCCATAGATCATATACTTCAGGCTCAAGTTCTTTTGCGATCTTTTTAAAGTCTGGATCGTCATCACCCTTTGCCCAATGCTTTAGGATATGTGTTGAAAGGTTAAGGTGCGTTGCTTCGTCACGTGCAATCAGTGAAATAATCTTTGCTGAACCTTCCATAAGTTTTAATTCACCAAACGCAAAAGTACAAGCAAATGAAACATAGAAGCGTAATCCTTCTAGAATGTTAACAGTCATCATTGCTTTATATAATGCTTTCTTAACATCATACATATCGCCTTTGCCATGTTGGAAATATTGTGTAGCAATATCAGTGAATTGATCATAGTGTTTGGTAACACTAACGGCACGTTCAATAATTCTTTCGTCATCTAGGATAGTGTCAAACACTTCACTAGGATTGGCATATACATTTTTTACAATGTGGGTGTACGAACGGCTGTGAATAGTTTCAAAGAAGTCCCAAGCAATAATACAACCTTCAAGTTCTGGATTAGAACAGTAAGGCAAGAAAGCCAAACAAGGTCCTCGACCCTGTACGCTATCAAGCAGAGTTTGATACTTCAAATTAGAAGTAAAGATATGCTTTTGTTCTGCACGAAGTTCTTGATAATCACCTCTGTCTTTTTGTAGACTTACTTCTTCAGGACGCCAAAAATAACCAAGCATAGTTTGATTAAGTTTGTCATACTCTGGATACTTAAACACATCATATCTCTGTGTGTTTTGATCGGCTCCAAAAAACATATACTCTTTGGTGAAGTCAATCTTCTCTCGATTAAAAACTGTCTTGCTCATTCTCTGTGATTGTTCCTTTTTCTTCTTTGACATAAATTCCTAAATAGCACAGGCGTCACAGTGTTCTGGATCGTCTGTTACCGGTTGGCCATCACCGTTTGAATGTCCATTGACACCATTAGTATGACCGTTAGTTCCATTTACCATTGTAGCATCTTTTGCTGATGTGTCAACTAACGTTTCTTCCAATCCAGCCGGTTGAACATTATCTTCTTCACCTTTAAAATCATAAGTGTTTTGATAGTAACTTGTCTTCCAACCCATCTTATAAGTTGTTAACATATCTTTCATCATAACACTCATAGGCACTTCGTTATTTTCATACTGCAAAGGATTATAACTCCAGTTGCCTGAAATTGCTTGATCAAAAAATTTCTGCATTACTGCAACAATATTAATGTATCCTTCATTGCCTGGCATATCCCAAAGCAAAGTATAAAAATTCTTTAACTGCTGATAACCTGGAACAATCTGCTTAAGAGGCCCTTTTTTGCTTTTCTTAACGGACAAGTATCCTCTAGGTGGTTCAATTCCATTTGTTGCGTTCGACACAACGGAACTGCTTTCCGATGGCATCTGTGCGGACAATGTTGAGTGCCGTAACCCGTGTTCCTTGATGCTCTTTCTAAGACCAGTCCAATCATGATTTAGTTTCTTTCCTACGATTTCATCTACGTCTGTTTTGTAAGTGTCGATTGGCAAAATGCCATCGCTGTATTTGGTTCTGTTAAAGTATTCGCAAGGGCCTTTTTCACGTGCAAGGTTGTTGCTGGCTTTAAGCAGATAATATTGAAAACTTTCTGTAAGATCGTGTACAAGTTTCCATGCTTCTTTATCGGAATACTTGGCTTTGTGTTTTGCCAGATAGTGTGCTAATCCGATATAGCCAATACCTAAGGATCTACGAGCCTTTGTGCTGATTTCAGCGGCCTTAACTGGATAACCTTGATACTCAATGATTTCTTCCAGTGCTCGTACAGACAAATCACACAGTTCTTCAAGTTCTGCATTTTCTTTATTAAGTGTTAATGCACCCACGTTAATAGCAGAAAGAATACACAGTGCAATCTCACCGTTTTCATCATCAATGTGTTGAATAGGTTTTGTTGGCAGTGTAATTTCCTGACATAGGTTGCTCATGTAAACAGGATCCTTAAATGAACTGTGATTATTTGCGTGATCAACGTTCATAATATAGATACGTCCTGTTTCAGCACGTTCTTTTAACAATGAAGAAAATAGTTCGTGTGCATCAATTTTCTTTTTGCGAATTGATGTTTTACGTTCATACTGTTCGTATAACTCTTTAAACTTTTCATTATCTCCAGAATAGAAAGCATCATACAATCCAGGAACATCATGAGGCGAGAACAGGGTAATTTCTCCACCGCTCAACAACCTTTCATACATTAATTTGTTCAACTGAATTGAATAGTCTAACTTACGCACACGGTTGTCTTCGGTACCTTTGTTATTTTTTAAAACTAGAATATCTTCAATTTCATAGTGCCATAATGGGAAATGCGTAGTAGCACTTCCACCACGTACACCATTTTGTGTGCAACTTCTTACTGTTGCTTCATAAACTTTTAGAAAAGGAATGACTCCTGTGTGTGCTACTTCTCCACCACGGATCTTGGAATTGATTGCCCTAACACGCCCGGCATTGATTCCGATTCCTGCTCTTTGAGCAATGTAATAACCGATTGCACTATTAGAACTAAAGATACTAGGAAGAGTGTCGTCCACATCAACAAGAACACAACTGGCAAACTGACGAATAGGAGTACGCACTCCTGCCATGACAGGTGTGGGAATGTTGATCTTAAAAAGTGAGGTCGCGTCATAGTATTTTTTCACGTATGTTAAACGTGTCTCCTTTGGATAGTCAGCAAAAAGCGTTGCCGCAATCATCATATACATAAACTGTGGAGTTTCGTAAATCTGTCCACTGCTTCTGTCCTGGCACAAATACTTGTCTACAATTTGACGTAGGCCCGCATATGTGAAATCTTCATTGCGATCATGCTTGATATATGTGTTTAATTTTTTTAATTCTGTATCTGAATATTTTTCTTTGATTGCAGGATCATACACACCACGCTCAATGTTTAAATCAATTATTTCGGAAAGAGTTAAATGATCGTATCTACCGTATACTTGTTTTTGTAATCCGTATAGCAACAGCCTTGCCGCCGCGTATTGA